GATTTAAAACATATATTTTTTGATATGTGTGTGAATCAAGGTAGAGGAACAGCTGTAAAAATACTACAAAGAGCTATAAATGCTAAAGGTGGTGATTTAACGGTTGATGGTGGATTCGGACCAGGTACAAAAGCTGCTTTAGCAAAACATACACCTGAATTAGATAGAGTTCGTTGTTACAGATTAAAACACTATTATGATTTAGTGAATAAAAAACCCGAACAAGAGAGATTCATATTCGGTTGGTATAAAAGAGCACTTTCAGTCTAACAAGGAGTCGTAATGAAAAAATTAACCGAATGGTTAGTTAAAGACTTAATCGAAGAAGATATTGAGATACCTGTAAATGTAGGTGATACTATATTGACGGGTAGATTCAAGAATAAAAAAACGATTGTTAAATCAATCGGTAAAGACGAGCACGGTATGCCAACCATCAATGGTAAACAAGCAACTACATTCAGACTCAACAAAAAAGACGATACTAAAATAATCAATGCTAGAAGAAAGAAACAAGAGAATATTAGTGAAGGTGTAAATGACCCAGGTATATTTAAAGCCGTATTCTTAGCTGGGGGTCCAGGTAGTGGTAAGACTTATGTAACAAAACAACTCTTTGGTATACCTGATAGATTTAATATCAGTATGACAGGTCTGAAGATGGTAAACTCTGATAAAGAGTTGAAATTTCTTTTAAATAAGTTTGGTTTTGGTACCGATTTAGATAAAATGCCTAATGATTTATTTAATCAACTTACAAATCCAAAAGATAAAGATTATAGTGGATTAAGAGATTATAGTAAAGAACTTACAAAACAAAGAATGAAACAATATCAAGATGGTAAGTTGGGTATGATTATAGATGGCACAGGACACGACTATGATAAACTTGCTAAAATGAAAAAAGAACTTGAACAAGATGGTTATGATACATATATGGTTTTTGTAATAACTGATTTAGAAACAGCTCAAAAAAGAAATCAACAAAGAGACAGAATACTACCACCAGATTTAGTAAAAAAATCTTGGACTGATGTTATGTCAAATGGTAGAGCTTTCAAGGCATTATTTAAAGGTAATATTTCCTATGTAGATAATAGTAAAACTTTAAATTATATGCAAGCTATGAGAAAGTTTGAAACGTTGATGAAAAAAGAAATCAGTAAATTTCTTAAAAAACCAATAAAAAATAAAATAGCAAAGGGTTGGATTAAAAAACAACAAATATTAAAACGAAAAGGTCTTTCAGAAGCACCAAGAGTACCTAGAAAAAAAGGTCAACATAGAGGTTCTAAATCACATTCAGATTTATACACGGATGAAAATCCAAAAGGTACTATAAAAGGTCTAAAGTTTGCTACCGTTAAAGATGCTCAAGCCTCAGTCAGTAAAATTAAAAATAGTGGTCGTTCACACGCACATAAGATTCAAGCCGCTGTAGCTATGGAACAAAGAGCTCGAGAGATGGGTAAAACATCTCAAGCCGCTGTTTATCGTAGATATATCAATCAAATGAAAAAGAAGACAAAAAAGAAAAACGAACAGGGTTTAGGTTCCAACAAGAAAGTCGTAGGTACAAACACTTATACTTTTGGACCTGACTGGATACCTACAAGTCTAGGACAACGTAAAAAGATGAAACGTCTTCATCAAAAACTAAGTAGGTCAATAAGAGAAGATATGAATTATCAAATCGAAGAGTTTGATTGTGGATGTACTCATTTGTATGAATTAGAAAATATAGATGAAAAATGGACAAAAAAATACAAAAGAAGTATTGATTGTAATAATCCAAAAGGATTTAGTCAACGAGCACATTGTCAAGGAAGAAAAAAACGTAAATCTGAATCATTAGTGGCTGCAGACGGAACAATAGCATCACCTAGTAGAAAAATGGTTAAGAAGATGAAAAAGAGAGGTAACACTTCAGTTCCTTATGGTAGTGGTTACAAAAAAGTAAACGAAGATAGAACTAAGATTAAAAAAGTAGTTGGTATTTATGGTGGTAGATTTCAACCATTTGGTCCTCATCATAAAAAAACTTACGATTGGTTAAAGTCAAGAGTTGATGATGCCTATATAACTACATCCGATATAAAACAACCACCACGACATCCTATGAACTTCAATGAAAAAGTTCGTCATATGGTAAAAATGGGTATTCCTAAAAATCGCATTGTAAAAGAAAAATCACCTTACGTGGCTACAAACGTTTTGAAAAAGTATGATGAGAAGACAACAGCTGTTATCTATATATTTGGAGCTAAAGATGCTGGTAGACTTAAAGGTGGTAAATATTTTAAAGATTATAACAAGAACCTAGGTAACATTTTAGGATACAAAGAACACGGATATATTCTTACAGCTCCTCACGTGTCAGTAAAGGTCGGGGGTAAAGAAGTGAGTGGAACCGTAATGAGACAATTACTCGGTTCACCTGATTATGAAAAAGACAGAAAAAAATTATTTAAACAAGCTTTCGGTTACTTTAATCAAGGTATTTTTAATATGATGACCAACAAGTTTAAAAAACTATTTGAGTCTTTCGATAAGTTTCTTTCTAAAAATAATATACAAGATATAATAAAGGAAAGTAGTCTGACCGTTGGTTCACCTGTTGATGACGGACCTCCTATTTTCTATAAAGGATTCAATGAATACGAAACTGAAAGTAAAAAATGGATTGAATCGATGTATCAAGACACTGGTTGGGAAATTGTTGATTATATTTTGAGTCCTAATGCATTAAGTCCTAGTTATGATTATACACTAAAGTATTCGATAGTACCAGCAGTATCATTTACAGAAAAATCAAAATACGAACAACACATAAATAACGTAGTGTTACGAAATGTTGGTTATGAAGTAGTAAAGTGGATGGGATTGGATGATAAAGGTGTACACGTTGACGCTCCCCCTTTACCTGGTGCTGACGGAGGAACTGAAAATACAGATTTAAAAGAAAGAATTAATCTAAATGATGAAGTATCTTTATTGATTGAAGGAGGAGCATACGGACATATGGACCATCCTTTTGATGATAAAAATCTTACATTTTCAGATTTAAAACAGATAATTATTAACGGACTCGGTGGTAAATTAAACCGAGAAGATAATGTTACAGAGAAACTTGATGGTCAAAACTTAATGGTTTCTTGGGTAAATGGTAAATTGGTTACAGCTAGAAACAAAGGTCAACTCAAAAACTTCGGAGCGACAGCAATGGACACTGCAGGTGTAGCGTCTAAGTTTGCTGGTCGTGGTGATATTAAGAATGCTTTTGTTTTTGCTATGAAAGATTTAAGTAAGTCTGTCGGTAAGTTATCAGATGCTCAAAAAGAAAAAGTTTTTGGTAATGGTAAACGATGGATGAATTTAGAGGTTATATATCCAAAATCAGCTAATGTGATTGATTATGATAAATCAGAAATTATATTTCACGGTACTTTAGAGTATGATGAAAGTGGTACTGCAATAGGTCAACCAGCAGACTCAGCTCGTATGTTAGCAGGTATGATTAAACAAGTGAATCAAAATGTTCAAAAAACTTACAATATTGGAAAACCTCAGTTTTTAACCGTACCAAAAGTACAAAATTTTGGTAAAAAGAAAAGAGGATATTTAAACCGACTAAATAAATTACAAAAACAATTTAATTTAAAAGACAATGACACATTAGCTAAATATCACCAGTCATTTTGGGAAGAGTTTATATTTAATGCATCAAAACAATACAATTATAAGATACCAAATAGGGTTTTAATCAATTTAACAAAGAGGTGGGCTTTCTTTGACAAGTCATATAAGATACCTACGATGAAAAAAGACATTAAAAACAAAAAATTTCTTGATTGGGCTCTATCATTTGATAAAAATGACCATCAAAAATGGGTAAAAGACAATATGAAACCTTTTGAGGTATTGTTTTTCGATGTAGGAGCTGAAATATTAAAAAATATAGGTGGATTTTTATCAGTATCACCAGATAAAGCAGTTCAACGTATCAGAAAAGATGTGATAAATGCTATATCAGTAGTGAAAAAGAGTAAAGATGTTAAAAAAATAGAAACTTTAAAGAATCAAGTTGACAAATTGAATAAAATCGGAGGATTATCTTCGATTGTACCATCAGAGGGAATAGTTTTTAAGTATAAAGGTAAAACATATAAGTTTACAGGTGCTTTTGCACCCATAAATCAAATTTTAGGGTTATTAAATTTTTAGGAGTAGTTATGGCAGGCTATAGTAAAGAGAATAAACGTCAAAATGACGCTTTACAATCAATTTTAAGAGGAGGAACACCTGAACAAAAAATTCAAGTAGGTTATACGGGAAAAAAACAGAAATCAGGTGACCAAATAGACAGATTATCTGATATAATGAAGGAAGCTCGGATGCCTTGGTTCTGTCCTAAGTGTGAAAAGGTTATGAAACATAGAATGGACAACAAAACTTGGGCTCTGTACAATCATTGTTTTGATTGTCAGATAAAATTAGAAAATAAGATGAGAATTGATGGAACTTACGATGAATGGAAAGAAAATAACATCAAAGAGAGTAAGTTAGCCTATATTAAAGACCAAAGAGCTCAAATTAAAGAATTTAAAGAACAAAATACACCAGAGTTCTTTGAACAATTCAGACCTGACGGATATTCAGTTGATAAAGACAAATGGACAATGAATGCTGAAGAGATGAACAAAAAAGCCGATGAATATTTAGAATTTTTAGATAAATTAGAGGAATCTCTAGTTTAACATATTTATATACAGGAAGATAGATGATTCAAGATAAAGAAGTTTACGTAATAAGAGGAAAAGAACTCAAAGACTTAGTTTCATTATTATCTGACCTAAAATTTGTAGCACTTGAGTACGCTAAAACAAATCAAACAGAAATGGATGAAACTGAAAAAATTTATGACGATATGATTGATAGTATGCTACAATCAAAATTATTTAAGACATTTAATTATGAAGATTTACAACAAGAATTTTCATTTAATGAATTACTTAAAAATGCCGGTTTAAAAATACAAAGGAGAAACTAAATGGCAGAGACAACACGAGGTTCCGGAATAAGAACAGACGTATCAAGTCGTAGTCCAAGAGCTTTCGTACCAGCAGCTAAATACAATAAAATAGTTGAGTTTGGTGCAGGTGATTACTACCTATCTGGTTCAAATGGAGGTTCACAAGGATTCATAGTACAGACAGCAGGTACAACGGTTCTTCATCCAGTCGAAGGTGCCCCAATTAATGCTAGTGCTATAAATGCTAAAGAAGTTTACGAAATAGGACTTAGTAGAATCACTGGAAGCGGAACGGTATCTGTATTATACTAATATGGATAGAAATTCAAAAGGACAACTTAAAGATGTAATCAAACAGGAGTATGTAAAGTGTGCTTCTGACCCTGTTTACTTTTTAAAAAAGTATTGTATGATACAACACCCTATTAAGGGTAAAGTTCCTTTTTCATTATACGACTTTCAAGAGAAGACCGTTGGAGAATTTGTAAATAATAGATTTAATATTATTTTGAAAGCTCGTCAGTTAGGTATAAGTACCTTAACAGCTGGTTACTCTTTATGGATGATGACGTTTCACCAAGATAAAAACATCTTGGTTATAGCTACAAAACAAGAAGTAGCAAAAAACTTGGTAACAAAGGTTCGTGTAATGCATGCTAACTTACCAAGTTGGTTAAAACAACCTTGTGTTGAAGATAACAAATTGAGTTTACGATACAAGAATGGTTCTCAGATAAAAGCTGTTTCAAGTGGTGAGGATAGTGGTCGTTCAGAAGCTCTGTCTTTATTAATACTTGATGAGGCAGCTTTTATTGATAAAATAGATGGTATATGGGCAGCAGCTTCTCAGACTTTATCAACTGGAGGTCAATGTATCGCTCTCTCAACACCTAATGGTGTTGGTAATTGGTTTCATAGAACTTGGATGGACGCTGAAGACCATTTAAATGATTTTAATTTTATTAAATTACACTGGACGGTACATCCTGATAGAGAACAAGAATGGAGAGAAGAACAAGATACACTATTGGGTCCTTCATTAGCTGCTCAAGAATGTGATTGTGATTTTATCACTTCAGGTCAAAGTGTAGTTGATGGTATTATACTTGAAGAGTATAGAGAAAAACAAGTTAAAGAACCAATTGAAAAACGAGGTATTGACTCAAATGTTTGGATATGGGAACCTCCTAACTACACAAAAGATTATGTCGTTTGTGCTGACGTAAGTCGTGGTGATAGTACAGATTACTCAGCCTTTCATATATTGGACGTAGAGACTTTAGAACAAGTAGCTGAATACAAAGGTAGAATGTCTACGAGAGATTATGGTAATCTATTAGTTAATATAGCGACTGAATACAATAATGCTTTATTAGTGATTGAGAACAACAATATAGGTTGGGCTACAATTCAACAAGTCATTGATAGAGAGTATGAAAATTTATTTTATATGAGTAAAGATTTACAAGTTGTTGATGTACATAGACAAATTAATAATAAAATAAATAGAATGGAAAAACAACTTGTACCAGGATTCACAATCACATCTAAAACGAGACCTTTAGTAGTCTCTAAGTTAGAAGAATTTTTTAGAGAAAGGGCTGTTACGGTTCATTCTCAAAGATTGATTGATGAATTATTTGTATTTATTTATAATGGTAGCAGAGCAGAAGCAATGTCAGGATATAATGATGACTTAGTTATGTCTTTTGCTATGGGTTTATGGATAAGAGAGACAGCTCTCAGATTAAGAGCTGAAGGAATAGAATTACAAAAGAAAGCAATGAATAGTATATCATCAAACCAAGGTGTATATACACCAACAAATAACCAGAATGATTCTTGGAAATGGGAAACAGGTAAAAAACAAGAATCATTAGAGTGGTTAATTAATTAAAGAGGTAAAAAATGGCTGACACAGGCTTAAGAAGTAGATTATTAAGACTTTTTTCTACAAACGTAGTAGTGAGAAATGTAGGAGGTAAAAAACTCAAAGTATCAGACACGAGTCGTACTCAAGCATATCAGAAAAGTAATCTAATCGATAGGTATCAAAAAATATTTACAGGTGTAGGATTAAGTGGTTACTCAGACGCTCTAATGACTAAGACGATGAGACTGAACTTGTTTAAAGATTATGAGTCTATGGATAGTGATGCTATAATTTCCTCAGCCCTTGACATTTATGCTGACGAATCTACGATGAAATCAGAATACGGTGATGTTTTAGAAATCAAAACTGATAATGACCAGATAAGAGAAATATTACATAATTTGTTTTATGATGTAGTGAATATTGAATTTAATTTATGGCCTTGGGTTCGTAATATGTGTAAGTATGGTGATTTCTTTTTGAAATTAGAGATTGATGATAAGTATGGTATTACAAATGTTGTACCTCTTTCAGTTTATGATACATCAAGAATTGAAGGAATCGACCCTGAGAATCCTGAATATGTTAAATTTTTAGTTGAATCAACTACAAGTGAACATAGATATAAAGCTGAACGTTCCTCAACAAGAACTGAGTATGAAAACTACGAGATAGCTCACTTTAGATTATTATCAGATTCAAATTATTTACCTTATGGTAAGTCTCAAATCGAGGGAGGTAGAAAAACTTGGAAACAAGTAACATTGATGGAAGACGCTATGATGATTCATAGAATTATGAGAGCTCCTGAAAAAAGAATTTTTAAACTTGATATAGGTAATATACCTCCCGCTGAAGTTGATAATTATATGCAAAAGGTTATCAATAAGATGAAAAAAGCTCCTGTTGTTGATGAAGATACAGGTGATTACAACTTACGATACAATATGCAAAACATTACAGAAGACTTCTTCTTACCCGTTCGAGGTGGTGATAGTGGTACAGGTATTGAATCATTACCAGGTTTGACTTATGAGGCTACAGAAGACATTGAGTATCTTAAAAATAAGTTATTATCATCTCTTAGAATACCTAAAGCGTTTTTAGGATTTGAAGAAAATGTTGGTTCTAAAGCAACTTTAGCTGCTGAAGATGTAAGATTTGCTCGTACAATAGAAAGAATACAAAGAATAGCTATAAGTGAGTTAACAAAAATGGCTATCGTTCATTTGTATGCTCAAGGGTATCAAGATGCTGATTTAGTTAATTTTGAACTTGCTTTGACAAGTCCCTCAACAATATATGAACAAGAAAAGATTGAACTATGGAATAGTAAGACCAGTTTAGCTTCTTCGATGTTACAAGATGGACTTGTGTCTTCAGAATGGATTTATAAAAATGTATTTGGTTTTACTGAGGAACAAATCAAAGAAGAAGATGATAATATAGCCTTTGATTACAAACAAAAGTTTAGACGTTCTCAGATTGAGAATGAAGGTAACGACCCAGCTAAATCAGGTGAAGCAAAAGGTACACCATCAGATATGGCAATGGGAAGAACAGGACACGAATTAGACGATAAGGGAGGAGCACCAGAAGGTGGATTCGAAGGAGCAGGAAGACCGAAAGAACCTAACAAGTATGGAAAAGATAGTGGTGCTCGAGGTAGAGACCCATTAGGAGCTCACGATATGAAGAAAGGTGGTAGCGGAGCACCTAAATACGGTAGACCACTAGCTCTAGCTCACTATGATGCCTTGAAAAAATCGATGAATTTTAATAAAGTTGATACAAAAATTATCACGGAAACTTCTGAAGTTGAAAAAGAGTATAAGGATGAGGTAACTTCTTTAACTAAAGACACTTCAAATGAATAATTATTATTTAACTTTATATTTATTTATGACAAAATATATAATGAAATGGAGTATTATATAATGGCTCGCAAATTAAAGCATTCTAAAATAAAGAATACAAGTATTCTTTTTGAATTACTAACAAGACAAATTACAGCTGATGTTTTAGCAGGAAAAAGTACTAAGTCAGTTAAAATAGTCAAGAAATTTTTTAATGAAGAAACAGAACTAGGTAAAGAGTTACAACTTTATCGTATTTTATCTGAAAAACATTATCACTCAGAGACAAAAGCTAGAGATTTGTTATCTGCAGTTGTTGAATCAAGAAAAAAACTTAGTAATGCAAAGTTACGTAATGAAAAATATAATTTAATCAAAGAAATTAAAGAGAATTATAACTCGACAGATTTCTTTAATGGTAGAATTACTAATTACAGATTGTTAGCAGCTATCTATAACACTTTTTTATCAGAAAGTGCTACTACCGTATCATTTAATCCGGAACAAACTACAAGTTCCAAACACACGATTTTAGAACACATTACAAATAAAAAAATCACAACAAAACAGGTAAAAGATAAAATTCTAAAAGAGTATTCTCAAAATGACAAAGATTTGAGATTACTTACATATCAAATTTTGGTAGACAAATTTAATACAAAATATAAGTCATTAAATGAATCTCAAAAAAATCTACTTAAAAGTTACATAAATAATATCAGTAATACAAATTCATTACGTGAGTTTGTAAATATAGAAGTCAAAAAAATCGAAGGATTACTTGAAAAACACGTTGACCAAGTAAGTGATACAATCACAAAGATAAAATTGACCGAGTCTATAAATCAAATAGGTAATTTGACAAAAGGAAAAATTGTAAACGAAAAACAAGTTTTGACTTTAATGAGATATTATGAACTTGTCAAGGAGATTGAAAATGTCCACTCAAATTGAACGACTTAGAGCGTTAGTCCGAGAACTTATTAAAAAAGAATTAGAGGAAGTTTCTGTAACAGGAGCTATTGATGGTGGTGAAGGACCTCCTAGAACACCATATGCATTTCAATCTAAACCTAAAAAGAAAAAAGATAAAGAAAAAGAAAAGAAAATAGCTAACGCAGCAGGATATTCTAAAGTATCTGAGGCTAGATTTGCTCTTGATATTAAAGATGAGGCAGGTGTCAAGTTAACAATAATGCTTGATGCTGGTTCAGCTTCTGATGCCAAAATGAAAGTAGCTAGAAAACTCAAAGGTGGAAAAAAGAACATAGTAGCTGTCAGAAGAGTACAAGCTGGTAAAGCAAAACAAGTTGATAAGAAACTTGAAAATGTAACCGAAGGACGTTATCACGATTACAGAAATGATGAGTCTTTGACACCTAAACAAAAAATTGGTCATTCAATGAGAGAAGTCAGAGACAAATTAAATGAATTAGACAAACTTGTTAAAATGAATGTCAGACTAAAAAATGAAATAGGTGTTGATTCTACATCATATTGGAAAAGAACACATTCAGCAATGAAAAAAATTAGTGAAAGATTAGTAAAACTAGCTAATAAAGTTGGTCAACTTTACTAAATAAAAAAACGGAGTTTATAGTGAAACAATTAATCGTAGATTATTTACCTTTTGAAATTAAACCTGAACAAATATCAGAATCCATTAGTGAAAATAATGGTAAATTGGTTGTCAGAGGAGTTCTACAAAGAGCTGAAGCTGAAAATCAAAATGGTAGAGTTTATCCTCGTGAGATTCTACATAGAGAAGCTAAAAAATATACAAAAGAATTTATTAAAGAACGTAGAGCTATGGGTGAGTTAGACCATCCTGATAGTTCAGTCGTGAATTTACAGAACGTTTCTCACAACATTAAAGAAATGCATTGGGAAGGTGATAATCTGTTAGGTACCGTTGAAGTGTTAAGTACACCGAGTGGTAATATATTAAAAGAATTATTTAAGTCTGGTATTAAACTTGGTATTTCTTCTCGTGGTATGGGTTCAGTTGAGACCGTCAATGAGGATGACCGTCAAGTTACACAAGTACAACCTGATTTTGAACTTATAGCATTTGACTTTGTATCAAACCCATCTACACACGGAGCCTTTATGTATCCAATGAATGAGTCAGTAGATAAAGATTTACCAGCAGGTAGAACTTGTGGAGAATATTGTAAAGTAGAAGCTATCATCAATGATATAATGAGAGGATAAAGATGAAAATTTTAGAATCATATAAAAAAATGGCTAAAAGTATGTTGACAGAACATGCTTGGGAAAGAAAGTTTGGTGAACCTCTCCCAACATTAGCTGACGTAATGAATGAAGCTTCACAAGATGATGATGATTACGTTCATATAGGTTACGGTAAGTACAAAGAAAAGAATATGGTAGATGACCCACAAGCTCCAACTTATTCAAAAAATCCAGCAGGAGCATTTGTACAAGATAAAGAAGATGATAAGAAAGATTCAAAAGGTGGTGATGAAAAAGAAACTCCTAAGGGAGCAGGTCTAGGACCAGATGACTTCGAAAGAGATTTTGAGGATGATGAAGAAGCTAAAGCAGCAGCTTTCGCTGATATGGAGGATGAATTTGGTGATGATATGGATGAAGGTCATGGTAAAATAATTACAATTAATGGAAAAAAATATAAAGAAATCGAAAAAGAACCTATAGATGCATCTCACTGCAACTAAAAGTTAAGGAGTAAGATTATGAGTCAACCTACACAAAAAATGGACAAATACAATAGGTCTGTCCAACATCAATGATTCCATCACGCAACTTGGGGGTCTCCTAAGTATAAGAATGAAGGAATAGGTGAAGTAACTTGGCATTCTCTAACAGAAGATGGGAAAGTCGAAGTTTGTAATATTAAATTTGGTGATAAACACTATAAAAATGTTAGTGTTGAACATCTTAATCCAGTTAAAATGCAAGAACATGCTCACAAAAGAAGTGGTAATGAACTTGATGATAAGAAAAAGAAGAAAGTTAAAAAAGAAGAACTTAACTTTAAAGAAACGTATAAACGTATTGGTGGTAAATGAAACACAACTATAAAGAAATGATGGACCAATGGAAAGATTGGAGACTATCAGAAGATAAAATTAATATGGGTTCAGGAGGATATAAAGGTGACTTCGATAGTTTAGAAGATGCTATGACCCGTGTTGATAAGTTGTTTAAAAGTTTAATTAAAGAGTTAGCTAAAGATAAAGATGCTAACTACAAACCACAAGTAATGGAATTACAACGTCTTTACAAACGAAACTATGTTGAACTCAAGGTTAAATTAGACCAGTTTAAAAGGAAAAACACGTGATTAAACTTCAAGAACTTATTGATGATTGTCATTGTGGAGAGTCCTGTTGTTCTACAAAAGAATCTGTTAACGAAAGTGTTGATGATTTAAAAAAGATTGTAGGAGAACTTGAGAAGGCCTCTAAACTTCACGCCGGTCAATCTCAAGCTTTAGCTAAAGCTTCAAAAATGCACGCTAGTCAAGCTAAAAGAATACAATCACACCTTAGTGATATGGATGAATCTCTTTCTGAAGGTCCTCAAGACCAAAGACCTGCTGATAAAGAAGTTCAACGTCTTATAAAATTAGAAGCTCAACTACGTAATCGAATGATGAAGTTAGAACAAATATTTTTAAGAGATGGTAATCCTCCAAGTGTAAAGTTAGCTAAAGATTTAACAAAGTCTTATAAACAAAACGTAACTAAGTTTATGAGAGAGATGATTTCTATTAGGAAGAAATTCAAGTAATGCCTTCAGTTTCGAAAGCACAACAAAAGTTTATGGGTATTGTTCACGCATACAAAAAAGGTGATATACCCGCTAGTAAAGTGAGTAAAGCAGTCAAAGATGCTGCTAAATCAATGAAAAAGAAATCTGCTAAAGATTTCGCCTCAACCAAACACAAAGGTCTACCTAGTAAAGTTAGGAGTGAAAATATGAATGAAGACGGACACACAGACGTAGCTTCTATTGTTAGAAAGTTAAAAACTTCTGCAGAAGATATACGTGATATTTTCAACAAAATAAATTCAATGAGTGATGAAGATTCATTGCCTTCTTGGTGGACTGATAAGATTACACTATCTGCTAACTATTTAAATAAAGCTCGTGATTTTATTCTAAATCCTACTGAAGGTGTCGATGAGGGTTTTGGAGGTGAATTGACTGGTGAGGATAAAAAGAAATTCGAAAAAGCAAGAAAAGAAAATGCAGAACAACTTGGTTACAAATTGACAGGTACTTCAGATATAAAAGAAGCTACATCTTTAGGAGCTGATATGCTTTTAGGAGGTATAGCTACCGTAATTAAGAAGGCTGGTATGAGACCCAAGACAGCTAAAATGATGGGTGGAGGATTCAAAGTCAGTAAAAGAGATAAGGTTGGATTTAAAATCGATGTTGAGATTCGTGGTCTTGATAAAAAGAAAACATTCCCACTACAATTTGAAACTGAAAGAGGTATGTTATACGTAGTTATCAAGAACAAACCAATCAAATTAGGTAAATACACAATGGTTACTCAAGCAGCTCAAAACTTAAAAAAAGTTGGAGCAGCTTTGATTGGTGATAAAAATGTTAAAAGGATAGCATAGTGAAGTTAGCTGTACTAGAAAATTTAATAAGAGAAGCCTTTGATAATGGATTTTTTGAAGAGGTTACCGAGGATATAATTAATGATGATAAAGAATTTAATCATTTATTAAAGGCCTTTGTATCTGAACTACGTAAAAAAAGAGTTGTAAGAGGTAAAAAACTATATAAAAAAACCGTTTGTCCTACAAATAAAAGATATGTCCCTGCTTTAAAAAAATGTGTTGTAAAAACGGCAGGTGAAAAAATGAAAAAAAGAAGAGCTATGCGAAGAGCTGCCATTAAAAAAAGAGGACAAATGGCTAAAATCATCAGAAAACGTAGAAAGTCTATGAAGAAAAGAAAAGCATTCGGGTTGAAGCGAGCAAGATGAGTAAAGAATCAACATATAAAAACTTAATGAAGGAACTTAATGAGGCTCCCATCTCTTCACCTTCACAAATGGGTTTTAGTACACCTGAGGCTCAAAAACAAGTTGAACAAGATATTATTAAGATGGGAAAGATTTTAGGTAAGGCATCACAACAAGTTGTTAAAACAATGATGGACGGAGTCAAAAGTAAAAAGTATGACGCTTTTGATTTACAAAGAGCAATAATGACAGGTCCAGTTAGAGATACAGGTACAGGTCAGAGAACACTTATGAGAGCTTTATGGGGAAGAGTAAGAGACGGATTCAGAAGATACTCAAAAAGAGGAAAACTAAGGTAACTTATATTTATATATACATTTAATGGAGACCAAAATGTCTAAGAAAATAAAAATGAAAGATTTATTAGAAGAAAATTTTAGTGGCACAATGATAGGTGGTATCGTTTCAACTCCCCCTGTAAATCAAATCAGTATGTCCAAAATCGTAAAAGAAAAATACGGTGTAGAGGAAGAAGAGAGTATTGATGTAAAAGGTTTGACTAATGAGTTAGCAACCTATAACAAACTAGGAGAGTCTATCTTTGGTGAGTCAAACATAATGAAGATAGCTGAGAAACTAAGTTGGATTGCCAATCAAGCTAAAGGTCATACATTAAGTGAAACAGAAGATTGGTTTGATAAGATTACCGTAAACCGTAATATGAAAGAATTGACTGGTCTCTCAAAACAATTCGGTAAAATAGCTTCTGAAGCACAAGGTCTACAACAAAGAATGGGTGCTCTATATGAAGATATGGGTAACATTCTTGGTAGATATTATGAAGTTGGTGAAGGACACGTTGATGGACACGATGTAGATGATGATATGACCAAAGAAAAAGAAGTTGAAATCAAAGAAGGTGAATACGAAAAGTTCTTTCAAGCCGCTATGAAAAAATTTGGTATCTCCTCACCAGATGAATTAGAAGATGACAAGAAAAAAGAATTTTTTAATTACGTTGATAAAAATTACAAAGCTAAAAAAGAGACCGATTAGGAGGTTATTTGATTTACGTAAAAGTTCATAAAGGTAACGTTGAAAAAGCTATCAGTAAATTAAAAAAACAAGTTAAAGAAACTAAATTGATGTTAGAGTTGAGAGAAAATGAGTTTTATACTAAACCATCAGCTCTCAAACGTGAAAAAAGAGCTAAAGCTCGTTTAAGACAGAAAAAACAATCTTTTAGTTAAGTTTTTTTCATATTGTATATATTTATATATGTACAAAAAAACACTACGGCTATATTGCCACCTTGTAGTGTACTCACAAAATGTTAATCACATTATAGTTCCCAATAACTATATTAATTCCAAACCGATGATTATTAATTAATCATTAGGAGAAAAAAGTAATGGATGACTTATTAAAAGAAGCCATTGCAGATGCAAAAGCAGTTCGTGAAACCGCTCTTGAAAACGCCAAAATCGCTTTAGAAGAAGCTTTTACTCCTCGCCTACAATCTATGCTTTCTAAAAAGATTCAATCTGAGATTGATGTTGAAGAAGGTGAAGATATGGACGATGAAGAAGACAAAGAGGAAGGATACCATGAAGATGATATGGACCCAACCGATGATGAACCAGCAGACGAAGGTATGCATGGTGATGAAGACGATGAGGATAAAGAGGAAGGCGCTCACGAAGGCGTAATCGAAATCGATGGTGTCAAATATGCTCCTGTCGTATCTGAAGAAGATGATGAAGATGAAGAAGATAAGGAAGAAGGAATGCATGAAGACGAAGTAGTTGAAGGTGAAGATGAAGATGAAGATGATGATATGGATGAAGAACTTGACCTAGAAGCTGTACTTCGTGAATTAGAAGAAGACACGGTTGATGAAGTAGAGGAGCCAGTCGAAGAAGGTGAAGACAAAGAAGATGATGAAAAGAAAGATGAAGCTGTTGAAGTAGTAGACGAAGACGTTGAAGAAGTTGACGAGGACGTTGAAGAAGTTGATGAAGAAGTAGATGCCACAACAGGTATTGGTTCTTCAGACAACAAAAAAGGTACAGCTGACAAATCTTCAGGTATCGGAACACCTGGTAAAGCAAAACATACTGAGTCTGTTGAAGATTCAAAAGATGTTGTTGTTGAAGGTGATGAAGACGAAGTTGAAGAGGAAATCGACCTTGATGAAATCATCGCAGCTCTTTCTGAAGAAGAAAAAGATGATGAAAAGAAAGATGAAGTTGCTGAGTTGAAATCTGAACTTGACGAGCATCGCAATGTCGTTAAATATCTAAAGTCCAAATTGAATGAAGTTAATTTGTTAAATGCAAAGCTTTTATTCACAAACAAACTTTTCCGTTCATTTGGTTTAACAAATGACCAGAAAATGAAAGTTGTGGAGAACTTTGATAGAGCACATAACTTACGTGAAGTTAAATTAGTTTACTCTACTTTAGCCGAATCATTTGGAACAAAAACAAATAAAACCGAAATCAAAGAATCAAAAGGTTCAGCTTCAAAAGCTGTAGCTTCAACAAAATCCGAAAAGCAAGAACAAGAAGTGATTGCTGAAGGTTCAGAGTTGAGAGACAGATTTAAGAAGTTGGCTGGTATTCTTTAATAAAATATATTTTTTGGAGAAAATATAATGTCTAAAAATCTTGGAACAATCGAAAAGTTGATGGATGGATACAATCCACACCGTCAACGCATGGAAGAAACCCGTGGATTGGTCAAGAAGTGGGAACCAACCGGACTTTTAGAAGGTTTAGATACAGAACACAAATCACACGGAATGGCAGTATTGCTTGAGAACCAGGCACGTCAGTTAATTGACGAGTCCTCTCATACAGGTACTTCCGCTAATTCTGAAGAGTGGTCAGGTGTTGCATTACCATTGGTTAGAAAAATCTTTGGTGAATTAGCAGCACAGGAATTTGTTAGTGTTCAGCCTATGAATCTTCCTTCCGGTCTGATTTTCTATCTTGATTTCAAATACGGTACTGCCCAAGCTGGATTCGCTAAGAATCAAGAAGTATTTGGTATTACTTCTGCTTCTGGCGACCCATCACAGGGTCTTTATGGTGCAGGTACATTTGGATACTCTTCAAATGACTTCACTGGTACTGCCCAGGAAGTTGGACCTTTAACAGGTTCAGCTGATTGGTCAGACGTTGACTTTGAACCAGACTTGTCTGCTTCACAGGCTTCATCTGCAGTTGGTACACAATTAAAAACTTTTGACATCCCAATATCAAGTCTTTCAAATCCAGACTTGAGTGGTGCAAGAGCTTTTGAAATTACAGGTTCAACAGCATACACTGCATTCTATCCTGCTTACACCAAAATTCTTGATGGTGTAGACGGAAACGAAGTTGACCCAGATAGTTCAGCAGCTACTCACATTCGTTTTATTGTGAAAGAGGCTTCACTACCTGGCGCAGGTGGAACAGCTAGTGTGTTGTATCATAAGCAGCCAACCGATACAACTCGTGGCGACTTTGAAGCAACAAACACACAAGTTGATGCTAATCCTGAAACTGATATTGACATACCTGAAATCGACATCGCAATGCGTTCAATCGCAATCGTTGCTAAAACTCGTAAGTTGAAAGCTGTTTGGACTCCTGAGCTTGCTCAAGACCTTAACGCTTATCACTCAGTTGATGCAGAAGCTGAACTTACTTCACTTCTTAGTGAGTACGTATCAATGGAAATCGACCTTGAAATCCTTGATATGATTCGTTTAGCTGCTAATGCTAAAACTGAAAGATGGTCAACAAGAGTTGGATATGAGTACGATTCAGGCGAATCATTATTCTTAGAGAAATCTGCTAACTCTAATGCTTACACAAAAGGTGAGTGGTTCCAAACTCTTGGAAACAAAATACAGAGTGTAAGTAACGCAATTCATCAGAAGACACTCAGAGGTGGAGCTAACTTTATCGTAGTTTCTCCTGAGACAGCAACAATCCTTGAATCTATTCCTGGATATGCTACTGATTCTAATGGTGATTCAAACAATAAATCCTATGCAATGGGTGTACAAAAAGCTGGTTTATTAAACAACCGCTTCACCGTATATAAGAACCCATACCAGTTCGAGAACACAATTCTCGTTGGTTTCCGTGGAAGTAACTTCCTAGAAACTGGTGCTGTGTATGCTCCTTATGTACCGTTGATAATGACACCTCTTGTATACGACCCAAAGAACTTTACTCCACGTAAAGGTGTAATGACCAGATACGCTAAGAAGATGGTCAGACCTGAATTTTACGGTAAAGTTATTGTTGCTGATATTGACTTAGTCTAAAATCAATAACAAAAGTCGTACTTAGGTACATACTTAAAAGGGTGAGTTTAACGACTCACCCTTTTTTGTTTATAATTGTTCATTGTTATATTTATTAATGAGAAAATACATATAATTTAGGAGATTTTTATGGCTCAAGAACCGATATGGGCAGGAAGTAGTTCGTTTCAGGAAGGTGATACCCCCTGGGGATTTTACGATACTGATACTGAATTTACATCTTCTGCTGATAAATTTGCTGATTGGTGTGCTCGTAGATTAGGTTATCCTATTATGGCAGTAGAACTTCAATCAGGTTCGTTCTATGCTTGTTTTGAAGAGTCAGTAAGTGAATATTCAGCACAAGTCAATCAATTTAACATTCGAGAAAATTTATTAACTCTACAAGGTCAAGCAACAGGTTCATCTAATAACGTTACTCATAAACGAATCACACCGACTTTAGGTAGAAGTATTCAGTTATCAAAACAATATGGTACTGAAGCAGGTGTAGGAGGTGATGTTGATATAAAGAAAGGTTCAATCACCATACATAGTGGTTCACAAGAGTATGATTTGAATGCTTTGTATGCTGATGTATCTGAGAGTGGAGCTATCGAAATCAAAAGAGTGTATTATGAAGGTACACCAGCTATGCAAAGATTTTTTGACCCATATGCTACAACAGGATATGGTACAATAAATATGGTACAAGGATTCGGTTTCGGAAACTATTCACCTGCAGTTTCTTTCACTTTAATGCCAATATTCGAAGATTTGTTAAGAGTTCAAGCTATCGAATTAAACGACGCAATCAGAAAGTCAGCTTACTCATTTAATCTTGTAAATAATAAAGTTAGAATATTTCCAGACCCTGAAGAATCAAGTACTTTATATTTCGACTACGTTGTAACAAACGATAGAGATAATCCTTTACAGGCCGATTATAGTGGTTCCGTAAATACTATTTCAGATTATTCAAATGTTCCTTATGACAATATGGAATACAAACATATTAATGATGTAGGTAGACAATGGATAAGAAAGTATGGATTAGCTCTTACAAAAGAATTGTTAGGTATTATTCGTTCTAAATACGGAACTATTCCGATACCTAATGCTGAAACAACGTTGGACGGAGAAACTTTGAGAAGTGAAGCAGCGGCTGAAAAGGAAGGACTCATTACAGAACTCAGAGAAACTTTAGAGGCAACAAGCAGAAAAGCTATGTTAGAAGCTGACAAAGATGAAGCAGAGTTTCTACAAGAAAAACTTAATAAAGTTCCCTATCCAATTTACATAGGATAATCAAATGGCAAGTCGATACTATCCTCAAAAAGACATAAATACTTTTGATAAGTTCAATAAAGAACTTGTAGGTAATTTAGTAGCTGAAAAAGACGGAATAATAAATCAGACGGTTGTTATCTACAAAATATCAGCTTATGATACAGAAGTAAATATGTATGGTGAAACATCAGGAGGCAAAGTTTTTAAACCTGGAGTTCAAGTAGCTTGTATAGTAAGTGCCGATGAACAAACGACTACAACTGATGAGTTTGGTCCTGACCTACAACAGACAGCTACATTTTCTTTTATAAGACAAGCTTTACAAGACATAAGTTATGTTGTTGAGATAGGAGATGTAATTGACTGGAATAACGGATACTGGGAAGTTTCTTCTATTAATGAAAATCAACTTATAGGAGGACAAACAGACTTTAACCATTCAGTTGTTTGTACAACGTTCTTAGTGAGAATTTCACATCTAAACATTGAAAGAGTGAGAAGTGTATAATGTCATTAAAACCCTTACCCCGAAAACAACGAGTAGAAAATCGTGGTTATCAATACTCAAGGAAAGACAAAGATAGAACTAAAGACATTTCTGTTACTTTAGAAGACATTGATTCAGCAATCTTTTTTTACTTTGATAATGTAATCAAACCATCTGTAAAAGAAAACGGAGAACATATTAAAGTTCCTGTAATGTACGGTTCAGTTGAGAGATGGAAATCAATACTCAGAGATGGTTTTTTACGTGATAAGAAAAAACAAATCATTACTCCATTGATTGTTTTTAAAAGAACAACAATAGGTATAGATGGTTTAGTTCCTCAGGACAAGTTAGATGCAAACAATCCTAATCAATTTTTTCCTTTTCAAACAAAATACTCACAAATCAATAGATATGATAACTTGACTACTCAATTAGGAGCTGTACCTCAACGTGAGTACTACAACGTTACTTTTCCTGACTATGTAACCGTCTCTTATGAGTTTATAATATGGACTACTTACATTGAACAAATGAACACACTTGTAGAAAGAATAAATTACGCAGATGGAGCTTATTGGGGAAATCCAGAAAAAATGAGATTTAGAAGTAAAGTTGAAAGTTTTGAAGATGCTACTGAAATATCAGACGCTGAAAGAATTGTTCGAACTAATTTTGAAGTTACAATAAATGGATATTTAATAAGTGAAAAAGGAAACGAAAATAAATCTACAACTGAAAAATTTATTACACCTAAAAGACTTAAATTTATAAATGAGGTAGTTACTGATGTCGTCTAAACCGTTACCAAGAAAACAAAGAGTATTAAATAGAGGATTTCTTTACACGAGAACTGGAGATGATGTAGCTGATTTATCAGTAAATTTAATTGATATTGATTCCTCTATATTGTATTATTTTGAAAATATTATACAACCTTCAGTTGAAGATAATGGTGAAAATGTTAAAGTACCTATAATGTACGCCTCACCAGAACGTTGGAAAGCTATTCAACGTGATGGTTTTATGAGAGATAAAAAAAGACAAATAATAACACCTGTCGTTGTTTATAAAAGAACCTCAGTCGAAAGAGATGAGACGGTTCCTCAAGATAAATTAGATGCTAACAATCCTAATCTTTTTTACTCATTTGAGAAAAAATATTCACGAGCTCATAGATACGACAACTTTGGACTACAGCAAGGTCTTCTACCTCAAAAAGAATATTATAATGTTATGTTTCCTGATTATGTTAATATCACGTATGAATTTATAATCTGGACAACATATATGGAACAAATGAATAAGATTGTCGAGAAAGTTATTTATTCAGATGGAGCATACTGGGGTGACCCAGAAAAATTAAGATTTCGTAGTAGAGTAGAAAGTTTTAGTGATGTAACTGAAGTTTCTGATGCAGAGAGATTAGTCAGAACAAACTTTACGGTATCACTAAGAGGATATTTGTTACCTAAAGGAAACTTTGACCATCGTTCAACCACACAAAAATATCTTACTCCTAAAAAAGTTATAATAGGAGAAGAGGTAGATACAGCTGTTACAAAAAATGTAGGTAAAGCAGGTCAGTTTTTAGAAGACTTACCTAGTGCTACTACACAATTACCCTCAACACCTACTGGTGATGTTTCAGTTTCAGTTACAAACGGAATAATCTTAATAGGAGGAACTGGTGTAACTCTTTCATCAGATGGTGTATTATTCGATGGTAGTGTGCCTATTACTCAGACGGTCTCAATAGGACAATCTGTAGCTCAAACTGATAATGTAGTATTTAATCAAGTATCAGCAAGTTCATTAGTATTGGGAGGTACAACATTTGATAGTGATAGTATTACAGGAAACATAAATATAACTGGTTCTGTAACACTAGGAAATACAACAATAAATGGAAATGCTGTGATTGAGGGTTCAATAACAGCCCAAGAATTTAAAACCGAGTTTGTTTCAGCTTCTATTTTATTCAGTAGTGGTTCAACTATTTTTGGTGATACGATAGATGACACTCACAACTTTACAGGTAGTCTTTTAATTTCAGGTTCGAGTTTTTCTCTTAACAATACTTCATTTGATGGTATATCTAACGACACAACATTAGGAGATAGTAGTCAAACACAAGTTGTTACAGAGCATGCAGTCAAAAGTTATGTCGATAGTGAAGTAGGTGATGCTAACACATATTTTAGAAAACAATTTGTAAAAACATCAACTACAATAACGACAGCAACAGCAAGTTTCGCAGCGGCTACAGCTTCAGCACCAACTGGTTTATCTGCTACAAACGAAAATGATTTTGTATTTTTTATTAATGGTCAATATATGGAACACGATGCTCTCGAAGTCGAACAAAGTGGGTCAGTATTTTTGTTAAAAGTCAATAACGATAGTATAGGTTATGATTTAGAGTCCGATGATGAGATTTTAGCTATCGGTAAATTTAACTCATAAGTAAATAAAATGGCGAAAGTTTTATTCACTAAACCCTTAAAATTTCTTGATGGTACAGGAGTCGATGTCAATCCTAATGAAGATTTAAAGGGTTCGGAAAAACATAGAGTTACTTTTAACATAGGTCAAGATGTCAATACAGATTCAGATGTTCGATTCAATCAACTAAATATAACCTCAAATACTTTTATTCTTGATGATAGTAGTATGGTTTTGTTTGAAAATCAAATTACAGGTTCATTTACACAAACTGGAACTTTTATTGTTTCAGGTGATTTAACTGGTAGTGGTAATTTAACTATATTAGGTTCAATTACAGCAGATGAAATTTTTAGTGAGGTATCAGAATCAATCACAATATTTGATAGTGGTTCAACGATATTCGGTGATAGTATCGATGATACTCATAATATTACTGGAAGTGTATTAGTAAGTGGTTCATTAGTTTTCAACAACTTTACTATTGATGAAATATCATCAGATACCTCATTGACAGATAGTAGTCAAACTTCATTAGTAACTGAGAACGCTGTCAAAACTTATCTTGATAATGAATTAGCAGGTAGTGGAGGCAAACAAGAGTATTTACGGAAGAGTTTTGTACATACAGGAAGTTTTGTGAATAGTGCAACCGCTAGTTTTTCTGCTATCACTGCTTCAGCTCCAACAGGATTTTCAAATACAACTGAAGAAGATTTTATGTTTTTTACAAATGGTATGTTGATGGAGTATGATGCTATAAACATACAACAAAGTGGTTCGACTTTATTGTTAAAAGTTAATGCTAATAGTATAGGGTATCAATTACAAACAGATGATGAATTTGTAGGATTTGGTAAATTTAATTCATAGATACCACTTTTCTTTTACCATTTTTAGATATTTATATGTATGAGAAAACGAAGTTGGCCCAACAGAAAGAATCGTCCTTGTCCTGATTGTGGAAAGATGTTAACCTACACGAGAAAAGATACATTTGATAGGGCTGTTGGTAATAATTCAGTATGTAAATCTTGTGCTCAAATGGATAGAAAACTTACGTTAGAAACGATTGAAAAAATGAAACAACCAAAAACTATCGAACACAAGAAGAAGATTTCAAAATCAATTACAAATTGGTGGGAAGACAGAAAACAGAAAGATATAGAGTATGGCTTTAATAGACAGCAAGCAGTTAAATCCTAGATTTACTGGTTCGTTTATATTGTCTGGTTCAACCCAGACATTTATAGGTAGTTCCGACTTTCAAGGAAGCGTAACTGCTAGTGGCGACATTAGTGCAAGCGGTACTATATTTGCTGACAAATTTCAATCAGCAGGTAGCAACAATGAAATATCTTTTGATGATGATTTATTCGTAACAGGGAATATAAGTGGTTCATCAACATCCACAGGTTCATTCGGTCTTCTTCAAGGTGATGGAAGTGGTATAACTAATATACAAAAAAGTTCTATTGTTGGACAATTAGGAATCTTTGCTCAGACTGGTTCTGCTCAAGCCACAACTAACGATTTACAAGTAAGTGGTTCACTTAAAATTTCAGGGTCAACTCTAACCGTAAACACATTATTAACATCATCAACTGCTATCAGTACAAATAATATCACAAATGGTTATCCTACTTCGAATGCTTGGGGAGAAAGTTTAGAAGGTAGTTATTTTAACAATTTTGATAATACAACTCACGTAAGTGAAATACTTAGATTTATGTCTGGTGTTTTGAGTCATTCATTAGATGTAGCTGATGCTTCTCCTAACACGAAAACATTTGGAAGTATAGATACAAATGAAAATAGTTTAGGTTCGACTGATACCGTAGATGGTTACATTCCTACAAATTATACTGCTTTAAACAAACCTACTCTAAATTATTTAGTAACAAAGGGATGGGGAAGTGTAGGTTCAACAATCTTTTCTGGTATTTCAGTTTATCACGATAACGGTTCTACCTATTCTGTCGATTTTGATTCGAATAGTGGAGGTTCAACAAACGTAAGTTCATCAGCGGATAGTGAATTATTCGGTTTGGGAGGCTTGACTGGAGGTTCAGCTACTGAATTTAAAGTACGAGTGGTAGCAACACAATCTTTTAGTGATATACCTAGTGTCCCTAATCCTTCTTCTTCAAACACATTTACTACACAATCGAATTTAGATTTAACGATAAGTTCATTTGGAACATCAGACGGATTAACATTAGCTAAAATCAACACATCTCAACCAGCTGTGATACCAGCAGCTTTTCAAGATGGTAAATTTGCTAACGTAGGAGGTTCCTCAATGACAGGTTCTCTTACGAGAAAATATCACGCATCAGAAACAAGTTTTACGAGTGTTTCTTCAAGTGGATATTATAATTTTCACGGTTTAAAAGTTGGTATAGCTACTGGTTCAGGATTGTTTAGTTTCAAAGATGGAGCAGATACAAACAGATTTTATGCGCCTGTGGACCAAATAGAAAGTGATATAGGAACAAACTCTTTAGCGGATGTAGCCACGACACATAGACCCTTGACCGCTACATCTCGTAGTCTTAGTGGAGCTCCTTATCTGTTAGATTCTACTTTTGAAGTTTCAACTAAAATAACCGGATTGTTTAATCCTTTATATGCAGCTTCTTCAACTTTAGTCGATATGACAGCTGGTTCAGTAGGCGTTGGTAGTGTTTCAATAAGTAATGATACATTATCTACAAGTGGAGGAACAATACAAACAAGTGGAAAAGTTTTTCAAAGTGATGGTACAACAGCTGTAAATAGTGGTGTACCAAGATACAACGACATAGCTATCATTACTGGTTCAGTATCATTTGATAGTGGTAATGGTGAGAATATAAATCAAACAGGACTCGGTGATACTACATTTACGGTAGCAACAAAAGCTAGAAATAAAAATAGTTCACAATCTACTTTGGATACTCAAACAATACTTTATCATTCAGCAAGTACATTTGACCAACCTCACCAGAGTGGTAGTTTAGGAGTGTATGGAAGAGCTCAAGGATATGATGGAGGAGCTTTAACAGGAACAAGTGAGGCTTTCTCAGGTGAAGATTTTAGAATCGTACTTGATAATAACGTGTTAGGATTCAATGGTTCAGCTTTCAACACGAGTTATGCTATCAATACTTTAGGAATATATGATTTACAAGTAAAACCAGGTTTCTTAGTAGACCCAGGAGGAACTTATAGATACTGGTATTCATCAGGATTCGGTGCCGCTGCTACTTACAAATACTACATTAGAAGATTTCAAACAAGTGGTACCAAATCATCAATGACACTCGATGTAGGTAAGACGTTAGTAAATTGGAACTCATCAACGAGTGGTGTAGCTGTAGGATTAATATTTAAGAGTGCTGCTAGTGGTAGTGGAGCTAATACTACACAAAGCACAGCTAGATTGTATGACCCAAGTCCTCTAACGAGTAATTTAATCGAAGCTGGTGTAAGTGCTGATAACTTTAAAAATCCATTTACAGACGACTTAGATTTATACGGAAATACTGGAGGAAGTTTATCCACAACTCAATATACAATACCAATAAGAAATGCTGACGGAATGTTTTTAGATAATTCAGATAATGAATTGTATGTAATAATAAGATACAAAGGTGACCAAGTACCTGTAACATCAATAAGTTTAGGATTTAGTTAGATATGGGATTAATAGATTCAGGTTCAAAATCAAATAGACTACTCGCGAGTAGAAGATTTACGAGTACAGATATTAAGACTGCTCAAGAAGCATTTACCTCTGTACTAGATATACAAGCGTCTGAAGTTTATACTCAGGGTGATAAAGTTCCATCATCTGGTTTACCTTTTAGTGGTAGTTCACAACAACGTTCCTATTATTCAGATGGTGATAATATTTTACTATATTATTATCGACAAAGATTAACTAAATCAAATGTTGATAGTGATGTATTTTTCTTTATGGACCCAACTGGTAGTAACTCTGGTGTAACACCTCAGTTGATTCAAGATGACCAACAAACTAATTTTATATCACCTAAATATTCTGTATCATCATTAGCTAACTCTACGACAGAAGATTCTCCTCCAGGATACGGTGTTAAAGTATTTAAATCAACCTCTACTGATAGTGGTTCTCTTGGAGATGATGATGTAGTATCTGGTAATGATTACCAGTTTGATTACAAAACTGGTGTATTACAATTTGATGCCAATAAACCTGGTTCGAGTGATATAGTTTATATGACAGCCTACCAGTATGTAGGTACCACATTAGAGAGTGGTGTCAATATATCTGGTGATGTTAGTTCCTCATTCTCAAGTACAGGTTCATTTGGTAAAATAATTATTGGAGAAATGAGTAATCAAGATGTAACAAGTGTCTCATCTTCTCTTTCAACACGACTTACTACTGCTGAATCTGAATTAGGAAATACACTAATATCAAGTTCAGCTCAAATTGCAGCTGATATTAGTGGTTCATTTGGAAATCAAAGAGTAGGAACTTCTGATGACGTAACCTTTGCAAGTGTAACCACAACAGGAAATGTACTTATTGGAGGTAATTTAGATGTAGATGGAACAACAACAACTATCGATTCAGCCACTCTTAACATAGGAGATAAGAATATAACAATCGGTAGTGGTAGTACATCTTCAGCTCAACTGAACGGTAGTGGGTTAGATTTTGGTTTAGGAGGAACGGTAGCTAATTTAAGATACCGAGACTCAGATACATCAATAACATCAAGTGTAGATTTTAGAGCTCCTACTTTCCATGGAATATTTAGTGGAGCAATATCAAGTTCAGCTCAAATAGCTGAAAATATTTCAGGTTCATTCACAGCTGCTAGTTCAAGTTTCTCAACACGAGTTACAACAGCAGAGACAGAATTATCAAACACTCTTATTTCAAGTTCAGCTCAAATAGCTACAGATATAAGTGGTTCATTCACAGCTGCTAGTTCAAGTTTATCTTCTCGTATCACTACGAACGAAACGAGTCATTCAGAAAATATAAATCAAGATGTTAAAACAACAGCTTCACCGACATTTGTAGGAGGAACTTTTAGTGGAGACGTGTCAGTAGCTGCAACAGCATCACTAGGAAAAGTTGTAGCAGGTGATTTGACAGAAGAATTGTATGTATCAGTAATAAGTACTGATGCAGGTAATAGATACGCTTTTGAAGGTGAAGTAGCTCCTAACTTTAGTGTAGATGAAGGTAAATCTTATCGATTTGATTTATCAGCAGCCTCAGTCAATGGTCACCCATTTAAATTCAGTCAGACTGAAAATGGAATACATGGAGGAGGAAGTGAATACACGACAGGAGTATATTCGAGTTCAGTAGACCCTGGTTCAGCTGGTTCATTTATCGAGTTAAGAGTTGACAAAAACACACCAAATCATTTGTATTACTATTGTGTAAATCACTCGGGAATGGGTAGTAATGCTTTAATTTTAAAAAATGATATGACAAACTTACATTTAGTAAGTGGTTCTTCCATATCAACTGGTTCATTTGGTAAATTAATAGGTGATGGTTCTGAAATAACAAACATTAACGAGGAAGACCCGAATGCTATAGCTTTTGCGTTAGCTTTAGGAGGATAAGATTTATGAAAAATGTATATTTATATATGATAAACTTTAGGAAATTTTAATGGCTAATACATTCAAAAATGCCACCGTAGTAGCTGCTTCAAAGGATGTAGATAATTATTTATACACTACACCGGCCGGAACAACTTCTATTGCTCACGCTGTGTTTATCTCGAATACAGGTGATGAAACAATACAAGCTGATTTAAAACTATATGATGCTTCAGCAGCTACAACTTCGAGTATTGTTACGAACGCTCCAATATTACCTGGAGGAACTTTTGTATTAGATAAACCTTTAAACTTAGAAGCAGCAGACACAATCGTAGTACAACCTAATATATCAGGAAGTACAGAAGCTATAGCTTCTATATTGGAAATTACTTAATAGGAGACTTAAATGGGATACTTAGGACAAGACCCAAGGTTTAAACCAATTCCATTATTTGAATTTAATGATGATAATGATTTAACACCTACGGATAGATTTTTTCCCATTGAAGACCCTCATTTTGAATTATTAGAAAATGGTCAAGATATTACTTTTAAAGTAAGTAATTATTTTAAAAGTGCAGGTGAGGTGGGTGATTTATCATTAGACCCTGTAACTGGTGACCACGAAGCTGAAGATTTAATCGTATTTTAATTAGGAAATAAAATGGCAACAAAAAATATAGTCCCCAGAATTACTAACGAAGGAAAGTTAGGTAAACCAGATAAACGGTGGGCACAAGGAAATTTTTCAACAGGAAGTTTTGGACTCATAAGTGGTTCATTGATTCCGGACGCTAAAGAGTCTCACGACTTAGGTACAGCAGCAAGACCTTGGAAAGAAATATTTGTCTCGACAAGTTCATTAAACTTTGTTAATCCTGCTAATGATAGTGTTATACAAACATTAGCAGCTACAGAAGATGGTTTCGACTTTGGAGGAGCAGACGTAAGTGGTTCTACAATTAGTGGTTCGAAACTACACGTTACTGGAGATGCTTTCATTGGAGGTAATCTTACTTTAGGTGACGCTAATACTGATTCGATAGAAATCACTGCCGATTTAACTTCAGACTTGATTCCTAATGCAAGTGATAGTTTTAATCTAGGAAGTGAAACTCAAAGATGGAATGATTTATTTTTAAGTGGTTCAATTTCAGCTAGTGGAGGACCAGTAGATATTGATAGTGCTACAACCGTTGCCATAAATAGTACTACAACAACAACTATTGAAGCCACTACAACATTGAGTGCTAAAGGAAATGGGGGAGCATCATTCGGTGATGATACAGGTACTTGGGAGTTTGATGGAGCAGGAGCTGTATCAGAAACAGGTATAACATCATTTAGTCTTACACCTTCTAGTACGGTTGATGTTGACGCTGGAGGCGCAATCACGATAGATGGTACATCATTAACAATAGGAGGTGATGGTGATACAGGAGCTGTCAACATAACAAGTACAGATGGTGTTAGTGTAACAGGAGCTATTACTGGTTCAACTCATATAAGTGCTAGTGGTAATTTATCAGCAACAGGTAATTTAGATATTGATGGTACAGGTAACATTCAAGGTGTTGTAACTCTACAAGATGAATTATCAGTAAGTGGAGCTATCACAGGTTCAGCCATAAGTGGTTCCACTGGAGCCTTTACATCAATCAACGTTGATGGAGGTACTATTGATGGTATCACTTCATTAACAGCAGCAGGTAACTTAGATATAGGTTCTCACGATTTGAGAGCAGCAACAATTACAGCTGATGGATTAACAGATGGTAGAGTTGTGTTTGCAGGAAGTAACGGAGTGTTATCAGACGATTCTGATTTATCATTTAGTGGTGATACTCTTACAGCTACAAAGATTGGAGCATTTGAAGCCGCAGGAGCTATCGATTTCTCAGATGAGAATATGACTAACGTAAATATTGATAGTGGAGCCATAGATGCTGTTACTTTAGGTACTAATTCAGCCATAACTGAAGCTCAAATTGATAGTATTAATATCAATGGTACTACAATAAAAGATTTTGCCACATTAAGTGGTTCAGCAGCCGCTACGATTTCAGTAGGAGGAAACGTTACAGCAGGAGGTGGTACTTTAGGAGATATTAAAGTAGGAGTTACAGCTGACGGAGAAATTGATTCAACAGGAGCTATCACAATAGATGGTGGTACTGGTGTTACAATTCAAGAAGACGGTACTGATGTCATAGCTATTGATACTAATCAAGATGTGTTGTTTAGTCGAACAGGAGGTTCATCTTCAGACCCTGATGTCGAGTTTGACGGATATACAAAGTTTGATGGTATATCAGAATTTACAGCTGATGTTACATCAAGTGCTAATATAAGTGGTTCAAATTCAGGTGTGTTGACGTTTGGTAATGCTACAATTAATAATGCATCAATCGGTTCATTATCAGCCGCTTTAGATGCTAATAATCAAAACATAACAAATATTGATATTGATAGTGGTACAATAGACGGAACAGACGTAACGGTAGGTACAGGTAAAACACTTGACGTTAGTGGTGGTACTCTCACATTAGCTAATGACCAAATAAGTGGTGATAAGATAAACGGAGGTACAATCGGTTCAGTAACTATCTCACAATTAGCAGGAGCATTAGATGCTAACAATCAAAATATCACTAATATAAATGTTGATAGTGGAGCTATAGATGCTGTAACACTTGGTACTAACTCTGCTATTACAGAGGCTCAAATCGATAGTATAAATATTAATGGCACAACTATTAAAGATTTTGCTACATTGAGTGGTTCATCATCAAGTACGATTTCTGTAGGAGGAACAATCAGTGCTAATCAATTAGGTACCGATGATGACCCTGTTACAGCTTTCATCAACAATGGTGAAATCGATGGAACGGTAATCGGAAGTGAATCAGCAGCAGCAGGTACATTTACAACGATAAATGCTTCAGGAGATATTAGAACTGAAGGAAACGTCATAGCTGAAAATTATATCGTGAGTTCTTCTGTAACGCATATGACACAATCATTTAGTGAAGGTTCAACGATATTCGGTGATACAATAAGTGATTCACATCAATTTACAGGTTCAGTTGAGATAACAGGTAGTTTTGTAGTTAACCCTCACGGGTCAAATTTAATCACGGGTTCAAAACTTACAATAGATGCAGCAGGAGGATATAGTGGTTCTTCAACTTCAATAGGTTCATTTGGAAAAGTAAATATATTTAACGATACTTTAAAATTAGGTGTTGATGCAGTTAGAGAAATATCTTCAGATGGAGAACTTGTGATTGATGGTGCTACAGGTGTTAAGGTACAAGAAGGTGGAACTGATATTATAGCTATCGACACTAACCAAGATGTTCTATTTAGTAGAACTGGTGGTTCAACATCTGACCCTGATGTTGAGTTTGATGGTTATGTGAGATTCGATGGTTCAGTAGAAGCTGATTCAGGTATAAATGTAGATGGTAATATAACGGTAGACGGAAACATTACAGGTGACCACGGTTCAAACAATTTACAAATTGTATCTACAAACGCAGCTGTATTAATTGAAGGTATTACATTCGATGGTAATGACGTAACTATTCCAGGAAACTTAACGGTTCAAGGAGAACAGACAGCTGCTTCTAACGCAGAGTTAGTTGTTTCATCCTCAACGATAACGGTTGCTAGTGGTAGTACTGCTAGTGCTGATTTAGACGGAGCAGGATTAAACTTTGGTGATAATGGTACTACAGCTAACCTACGATATGTACACTCAGGTACACAAATAACTTCTAGTGTTCCTTTCCAAGCACCTTCAGCTACATTTGATGGTGGTGTTGATATTGATAATTTCAATATTGATGGTACAGAGGTGGCACTATCAAGTGGAGACTTCACGTTAAACGTAGCAGGTGATGTCAATTTCGACGCAGATGGAGGAGACTTTACTTTTACAGATAATAGTGTTCCTTTAGCAACTATAAATGCTAACTTAATAAGTGGTTCACATGCAGCAGACTTACAAGTAGGTGGTAATGTATCAGCCTCAAATGCAATATTCACGGGTCGTGTTGATATAAACGGAGTAGTTGATATTGATGGAACGGTAGATGTAGATAACGATACCTTCTCAGTAGATTCAAGTGGAGCAGTCTCAATCGACGCAGGAGCAGCTTCAAACATCACAACGAGTGATGGAACACTTACTATCGAGGCAGGAGGAGCTGACGATAAACTTGTCTTGAAAGGTGACCACACAGGAGGAACAGCTATTCATATTGATGGTAATGAGAATGCTAACTCAATCATCGATATAGATGGAGGAAGTATTGATATAGATGCGGCAGCAAGTACAACTATTGACTCAGCTGTAACAAGTTCAATTACATCACCTAGAATAGACCTTCACGGTACCGTTCTTGAAATGAGTGCTTCAAGTTTCACAACTATTACAGGTAACTCTAGTGTTACTATTGGAACTGGAGGAGCAGGTGATATTAATTTAAATGCAACTGGTGATGTAAATATACCGAATGGTGTTGGTGTAACTTTTGGTGATGATGGTGAAAAAATTGAAGGAGATGGAACAGATTTAACCATTAATTCAAGCGCTGATATAAACTTAACTGCAACTTCTGATATTAACATTCCTGCTCAAGTTGGTCTTACTTTCGGAGCTGATACTGAAAAGATAGAAGTTGATGGTAGTAACAATATGTCAATCATAGCCAATGGTGATATAACATTACACCCAGGAGGCAACAATGTGTTACCAGGTGGTGATAATGAAGACGACTTGGGAGCACCTGCTACGAGATGGAGAAACATCTACACCGCCGATATGCACTTCAGTAATATGGGAACTGAAGGAAACGATGTTGATGGCTCAACCGGAAATTGGACACTACAAGAGGGTGAGAATGATATTTATATGATAAACAACAACACTGGAAAAAAATATAAAATAGGATTAATCGAAGTTGAATAATCAAGTTATTGGAGAAATTTAAATGGCTTTAATTACTTCTTCTGTATCATCTAGTTTTGCAGAAACTGGTAGTTTCGGACACCTTAAAATTACAGGTGACCTTGACCAAGACCAACACGGAACATTGTTTGGTACAGGTTCTTTTGGCAAAATCATAGCCAACGAGACAGCTATTGGAGGTCCTACAGGAATAGCTTTGGCAGCTAAAACAAGTGGTACTTCAGGAGTTCAAGGTGGTACGGGAGCAGGTGGTGGTACAGGAGGAACAGGCGGAGCTGGCGGAGCCGGAGGAACTGGAGCTGCTGGAGGTACTGGTGGTACAGGTTCAAAAGGAAGTCAAGGAGCAGAAGGACCTCAAGGTGACCAAGGACCTCAAGGAGGCACAGGCGGTACTGGAGCGGCAGGCGGTACTGGTGGTACAGGTTCAGCTGGTAGTAAAGGAGCACAAGGTGGTCAGGGAGGTCAAGGTGGTACTGGTGGTATCGGAGCACAAGGTGGGTCAGGCGGTACAGGAGGAACTGGTGGTACGGGTGGTAAAGGACCACAAGGACCACAAGGACCACAAGGTGGGACAGGCGGTACTGGAGGAACTGGAGCTAAAGGAGCAACTGGTCCACAGGGTCCAGCAGGTCCACAAGGTCCCTCAGGAACTTCACCCTACTGGACAACAAATGCCACGTTGAGTTGGGCAGGTACAAAAACAATCAGAGGTTCAGGTAACTATGTCTACACAACACGAATCAGAAATTCAGGAGCAAATGGTTGGGGACTCGTTGTAAAATCTGGTTCTACAAACGTACAACTTCAAAATAGTAGTGGTACAGCTATTTTCCAAATGTATTCAAATGGAAACGTTACACCTAGTCCTATGTCAGACAGAAGAACTAAAACAAATATCACACCATTTCCCTCTCATAGTATAAGTAACTCGGGTAGTGCGTTATCTGAGATTATGAAATTAGATGGATTAGCCAAAACATTTGTTGCTAATATGGAAGATACAGGTTCGTGGCCTGCTTCACTTAAAGCTACAGAACCTAATCCTAATTTACCCTGGAACACTCTTACTGGTTATATAGCACAAGATGTAATGGAAATTACAGGTTCAGACGGAGTTTCAGGGTCAGCTCACGTAAATAAATTTGTCCAAAGAATCAGAGAAGATATTAATGATGTTTTAGCAGATGATACTGAAACTTATTTTAGTTTTGATTACGATGGTTTAGCAAGTTTAAAAGCTCAAGCCACAATAGATTTAATGAAAGAAGTCGAAGGACTTAAAACAAGAGTACAGGCGTTAGAGGGTTAAGATATGGCATTAATAGGTACAATATCAGGTAGTTTTGATTCAACAGGAAGTTTCGGTTCTGTATTTGTTACAGGTGAAGTTACTTCCTCTACACCTAACGTAGCAACAATAGGTAGAGTTGAGGCCAAAACACAAATTGTAGCAGGAGGAGTAACTTTTAATTCTTTCACAAGTGGTACCTCTGGAACTTCAGGAGCAACTGGAGGACAAGGTGCTCAAGGAGGTACTGGAGGTATCGGAGCACAAGGTGCTCAAGGAGGTACTGGAGCTGCCGGCGGCACAGGCGGTACTGGTTCTACTGGTAGTCAAGGTTCACTCGGGGGAGATGGACCAAAAGGAGCTCAAGGCGGAACTGGTGGTATCGGAGCACAAGGTGGTACAGGTGGAGCAGGTGCTCAAGGACCCACTGGTTCGACTGGTTCGACTGGTGCAACTGGAGGGACTGGTTCATCAGGTCCCCAAGGTGGGACAGGCGGTACTGGCGGAACTGGCGGTACAGGTTCAGCAGGTTCACAAGGAGGTGGAGGTGGTACTGGTGGAACAGGTGGTACAGGAGGTGGCGGAGCAACCGGTAACCAAGGAGGCCAGGGACCAACAGGACCAACAGGAACAGATGGTTTAACTATTTGGGATGATAACCAGACATTGAGTTGGAGTGGAATGAAAATGTTGACTGGAACTGGTGTTGGTTTCAAACTAAAATTTGATGGTATTGCAACTTACAACTACGGATTAGTCGTAAGAAGTAAAGATAGACCTCTTCATACACAAAACTACGGAGGAACTGGTAGAATTTGGTTCTATGGTAGTGGTAATACTTATCCTACTTCAATTTCTGATAGAAGGTCTAAGAAGTATTTAAAACCTATCAGTGGTACTCTTGATGCTAAAAAAGAACTTGAGTATCTTGATGGTAAGTTGACAACCTTTTCGAAAATAAATTATGATTCTGCTTCATTTAGTGGTTCAGACCCAGTTATAGCAGGACCAGATATAATGGATTGGAACATTCATACTGGTTATGTAGCACAAGAAGTTCTTGAGTTGACTGGTTCAGCACACGCTCGAAACTTTGTTCATAGAATCAATCAAGATGAAAATAAAGTAGATGAGGAACACGGTTATTACAGATTTGATTATAATGGTCTCAATACACTTTCAACTCAGGCTCTTATAGACATTGAAAAAGACGTAACAGATTTGGAGGCAAGGGTAACGACCCTTGAAGGATAAATGGCATTAATAGGTTCAGTATCATCAAGTGCACTAGACATTGATAATATGTCAACTACCGGAAGTTTCGGTAATTTCGTAGTAGCTACCAGAATATCAGGTTCAAGTCCTAACTCTGTTTTACGTGTTAAGAAATTGATAGTTGAGGACAGAATTACTCTAGCCGGTACAGAACAGGCAGCTCAAAGTTCTGGCACAAGTGGGGAAGCAGGAGGAACTGGAGCGGTAGGAGGAACTGGCGGTACAGGTTCAGCAGGAAGTACTGGAGCTACTGGAGGACAAGGTGCTCAAGGAGGTACTGGAGGAATAGGAACTCAAGGTCCACAAGGAGGTCAAGGATTCGCAGGTGGTGGAGGAAATACAGGTGGTACTGGTTCAGCGGGTAGTCAAGGTGGTACTGGAGGAAAAGGTGGTCAAGGACCACAAGGACCAACTGGCCCTGGAGGTGGAACTGGTGGTACAGGTGGTGCCGGAGGAGGCGGTGGCACAGGTGGCACTGGAGCAACTGGTGGAGCAGGAGGTCAAGGCGGCGGCGGTGGCGGCGGTGGTACAGGTGGTACTGGCGGAACAGGAGGTCAAGGCAGCCAAGGTGGTCAAGGACCAGCAGGTCCCCAGGGAGGTGCAGGTGATACTCGTTGGAATGACAATGAAACACTAACTTGGTCAGGTCAAAAAGAACTTTTATCTGCAGGTAATTATAATTACGCTATGTCAATCAACAATGCTGATAGTGGATTTATCAGTAAATCACCTCAAGTCCCGTTACACTTACAGAATAGTAGTGGTACAGGGTTGTTCTGGTGGTATCACAATGGAAACACAACCCCACCAGTTATGTCTGATAGAAGATTAAAAACAAATATTCAACCTCTTGAGGCTTCATTAAGTCAAAGTGCTTTAGAAGAAATTAAAAAAATAGATGGTTTGGCTCATACTTTTACTTATGATAATTTACCCACACGTTCTCTTGATGATGGTACTATAACGACAGATTCATATAAGATTGGACAATCTATTAGTGAGTCTTTTGATTGGAATCTACACACTGGTTTAGTAGCTCAAGACATCAGAGATATTACAGGTTCAGGTGATTTTATTAATAAATTAGTTTTGAGAACACAAGAAGATGAAAGTGTAGTGAGAGGAGATGAAAGTATAAAAGCAGGAGCTCCTGTCTCGGGTTCTTATTACGGACTCGATTATGCCGGTTTAGCTACAATCTCGACACAAGCTCTGATTGACCTTACTAAAAGAGTTCAAACTCTAAAATCCAGGATAGCTACTCTCGAAGGATAAAAAAATTATGTTTTAGTAATATGTTTTATATTTATTACTGGTAAATAGGTTACTGAATGAAAATAAAAGTCCATACAAGTGTTATTGGTGATGCTGGTTATAATGTTCACGCTCGTGAGTTTTTGACCTCGTTAAACAAATTAACACCTTTAAAAATAAGAAATTATAGTGTCGGTAAAACATGGAACGGCATTAGTGATTCACCTCACGATGAAGAGCCGTATATGACAGACGACCTAAAATCAATGCTATCAGAACAAACTTTGATAGATGAAAATGGTGAACAACAAGAATGGTCAATTTATTCGTATGATAAAAATTTTAATCAAGACATCAATATAGTTCTAGTATCAGAATCACACAATTATTATTATCAAAATTATTTAGGTTACAATATCGCATATTGTGTTACAGAATCCACTACATTAAAAAAACATTTCAAAGAAACACTCAAAAGATTTAATCAAATTTGGGTAGCTAGTCAATGGCAAAAAAGATGTTTTATTCAACAAGGGTTAGATGAAACAAAAATTAAAGTTGTAAATGAAGGTGTAAATACAAGTATATTCAAATCTTCAGATGTTCCTATTGTCAATAGTAGATTTTCATTTATTGTTGTTGGTAGATGGGAACATAGAAAATCTACTTATGAAATAGTAAAAACGTTTCTAAAAACATTCGATACTCAGGAACCAGTTGACCTTGTTTTACTTACTGATAATAGTTTTGATGAAAAATATCACAATACAGACAAAACATTAAGTGATTTAAATATTAGTGATTTTAGAATAAAAACTTTTTCACATTTAGATATTAAAGATTACGTAAAACAATTACAATCGAATCACGTTTTTTTATCTTGTTCGAGAAGTGAAGGTTGGAATCTTCCCTTGATTGAAGCTATGTCATGCGGTATACCCTCGATTTATTCTGATTGTAGTGGACAACTTGAGTTTGCTAACAATAAAGGAATTCCTGTTAGAGTTTTAGGAAAGAAAAAATTCGATGAAGAAGAATATTACGAACCCGACTTTGAAGATTTATCTACTAAGATGAGACTTGTAAAATCAAATTACGAAAGTTTTTTATCGAAAGCTAAAAAAGAAGCAAAATTAATACAAGAAGAGTTTGATTGGGATAATGTAGCAAAAAAAGCTTATGATATTTTATCAAATATAGATTACAATGTTGACAAAGAAAAACAGATAGTTGATTTGATACAATGTGATGGTAAACATTTACAAAATATAACAAGTCAAAATTATAAAGATGGTTTTAAAGTCAGAATAAATAGTTATGTAAACGGAGAGAATGATTTATATCAAATAAATCTTACAGATACTTCAACAGATGAACTGATATATAGTAACCAAATTCGTCCAGGGTACTTTGTCTCAACTGATAGAAAATGGTTTACTCCTTGGAAAGTTGAAATATTTGATGTAAAGTCAAAAAAGTTAATATTTGAATATACACTCGACTTAAAAGATAAAAAAGTTTTAGTTGTATTAGATTCGAGTTCTTTGGGAGATGCTATAGCCTGGTTTCCTCAAATAGAAAGATTTAGAAAAATTAGTCAAAGTAATGTGATTTGTTGGACTACCGATAAATATACAAAACTATGGCAAGATAATTATCCCGAAGTCGAATTTGTTACCGATGTTCTAAATGTTGAGGCTCATATAAAATATGTGTTGTCGTGGGAGGGATGGAGCCACGATAGTCAAACAGAAGAAAGACGTAATGATAAAACTTTCGATTACAATGTAAGTCCGATTAATTATCAGACGATACCCTTACCTAAAGGTCCTGCTGAAATATTAGGAATTGATTTTAAAATTGAAAGACCTATCGTAAATTTAAGTAAATACAAAAGAAATATTCAAGAACGATATGTATGTATTAATACAATGTCAACAGCTCAATCAAAATTTTGGAATTATGGGTACGAACGAGGAAAAGAAACAGATTATGGTTTAGGTTGGCAACTATTGATTTATTATCTTAATTCTATTAATTATAAGGTTGTTGTGTTAAATAGAGATAATGTTTATGGATATGGAGGAGAAGAATGGGATAAAAGAATTATGTGGAATGAACACAAATTTAATGGTGTTATAGATAAAACAGGAAGACAATACGATATTGAAAGTAGAATTAATGACTTAAAATATGCTGATTTTTTTATAGGACTTAATTCAGGTATGAGTTGGTTATCTTGGATGATTGGAACACCTACCATAAGTATTGTTAATCTACAACCTCCTGAACTACTGATACCTGCTGATAAAATTGTTTCTAGGTCTAAAAATCATCAATATAATGAAAATATTTGTACTGATTGTTGTTTAGAGTATCCGTTCAAAAGAGATATGTGGTTATTTTGTCCGAGACACAATAATACTGAGAGAGAATTTGAATGCAGTACAACTATCACTCCTAAGATGGTAATAAGTAAAGTAAAAGAATATATGGATGAAAATAACTTGTGGAAGGGATTATCGTGAAAGATAGTAGAACAAATGATATGAACCTACAAAAACGTATTGAATCAGTTTTGAAAAAAAATCAAGCTCGTAATACGATGAAAAATTTTATTAAAAATTCAAAAATCAAACTTGAACCACTCAAGTATATTTCAATTATGACAACTTCAGTATGTACTTCTAATTGTGTGTATTGCCCTTATCCTTATGCTTGGACAACAAAAAATCCCGGATATATGAGTGATGAACTATATCAAAAAATAGTTTTAGATATAAAAAATACTTATCCAGGATTTGGAGGACATTATAGTTATCAAAACGGAAACGAACCGACAGCTGACCCAAAATTTATAGAAAGAATGGAATATTTTTATCAACAATTACCTAACGCAAGGATAAATTTTCCTACAAATGCTAATCTATTGACCCCCGAACGTTCGAAACAACTGATTGATTTAATGTTGAGATATGAAGATTTCAATGACGGTCGAATACATTATGGTATACTTGTACACTTCGCTGGTACAGATAAAGAGTCTTGGAACGAAATTATGGGAAGTAGATACGAATATGAAGATGTTGTACACAATATTCAATCTTTACTTAAATATAATAATCAACGAGACAATATTATTCCTATTGATATAATGGGTTATCACGGGGCTGACCCTCACGGCAGTACTTTGTTTGATATGAATGAAGAAGTAGCATATACAAAAGAAAATCTTGATTTGTGGTTCTATGACCCCGAAGATTACGAAAAACATTTACGTAGTCTTTTTGATGGTATAGCCCCTTATAGTTGGAATACTATGTTGTTCCAAAACAGAGCAGGTGATTTAAGATTATTTGATGAATGGAGGGGTAATAGACAAGTAAGAGAGATAGGACCTGATAATGAGTTTACGTGTGCTAGATTCTTTGATGGTAAAGGTCTGCATGTTCTGTATGATGGGAGTGTAACGGTTTGTTGTAATGATTGGCAGAAAAGAAATATTTTAGGTAATTTATCCTCTCAAACAATATCAGAGTTATTTGATAGTGAAGAGTATAAAGAATTTATGTATATGGGACACGGTTACATTAGTAGTCCTCCTGATTTTATATGTAAACTTTGTACTGATATGCAAGCTATACAAGATGAGGGAATGTCGTGAGTAAAATTATAGGAATATATGGAGGTTCCTGTGCTCACGATGCATGTTCTGTTTATATGGTTGATGGAGAAATCAAATCAATTATTCAGGAAGAGAGACCAAGAAGAGTAAAGGTATATAAAGACCAATATGCAAGTCCGATATTGAGTCTACACAGGATTGAAAAAGAATTTGATGTTAAACTTAAAGACGTTGATTGGGTCTGTACAGCATCACCTATGGGAATAGATTCACAATTTTTATATCCACATTCTGTACCTAAAGAAAAATTATTTATAGTGAATCATCACGAATCACATTGTACAGGAGCTTATTATACATCAGGATTCAATGAAAAGACTATTGTGTTCTCTTATGATGCCGGAGGTCTTTCAAAATCAAAAGGATACAAAACTACTTTTGGTCATACGTACTTAGCTGAAAATAATAAAATGACATTGATAAATACGTTTCCTATGGGATACACAGCAAGTATTCCCTGTATGTATGCTGCTGTTACTAGGTATTTAGGTTGGTTAGTACATAAAGACGAAGGTAAAGTTACAGGTCTTGCAGGCCACGGAGAGTATAGAGATGAAATTTATAAATCATTTGAAACAATCTGTTGGTATGATAAGAGTATGAAAAGATTTCTTCCTAATGGTCAGGCTGAAAGTGCTACTGGAATAAATCAAGTACTGAATAGTCTTATTAGTGATAAGATTATAGATGTCGAAGATGAAAAGTCAAGAGCTGATTTAGCCTTTAATATGCAACATTTTTTAGAAAATAAGGTATGTGAATATTTAAATCACTTAAATGAATTATATCCTGACTATAAAAAAATAGCTTTAGCTGGTGGAGTGTTTGCTAATGTTAAATTAAATCAAAGAATAAACGAATTAGATTGGGTCGATGAAACATACGTATATCCGGCAATGAATGATGCTGGAAATGCTTTGGGTAGTGTATTGAGTAAAGCTGTAGAGTTAGGAGAATGGAAGACTCAAAGATTCGAACATTTATTTTATGGTACAAAATTTAGTCAAGATTATATTGATGATATAATACAAGGAGTTACAATGGATAACAAAAAGATTAAAAGAGACAAAGCTGATATGAAGTCTGTTGCTAAATATCTTAACGATGGTAATATTATAGGTTGGTTTAAAGGTAGATTTGAGTTTGGTCCTAGAGCTTTAGGAGCACGTAGTGTATTAGTCAGACCTACTGATGCTGAAACACACGAAAAACTAAATAAAAGACTAGGAAGAAATGAAGTGATGCCTTTCGCACCTATCGTTTTAGGAGAAAGAGCTAACGATATATTTGTTACAAATAACAAATCACACTACACAGCCGAGTTTATGACAATGTGTTATGATACAAGAGAGGAGTGGATAGATAAGATACCTGCTGTAGTTCATAAAGTAGATAAAAGTGCAAGACCTCAGTTAGTATTCGATTACAACCCGTTTTATGAAGTTCTTGTTGAGTATGATAAACTATCAGATATACCAGTTCTTCTCAATACTTCTTTTAATGTTCACGGTGAACCTATTATCGATGGACCTGACCAGGCTATCAAACATCTTGTTGATGGTGTTGTAGATTATTTAGTAATGGAGGATTACGTTTACTATGTTGAGTAATATCTTAGCTCGAAATCTGTATTTTCAATATACGTTTAATTCTACACCTAAAGTAGAAATATCAAATCGAACAGAGAAATATCCTTACGAAGGATTTCTAAAAATAGATTTTGGTATTCTTGATAGCAAAAGACAACAAACTAACTTAGTAATGAGTAAAATGGCAAACCCTCCTTGTTGGTATGGGACTCAGATGTTTTCATTTTATGTACCCTGGGTCATTCAAGTTACGACTTGGGATTCCCAAGACGGATTTCAGATTTTAAGTTATCATCAATATAATGATTATAATAGAGATGTTCAAATAAAGTTATATACTGATGATTGGGAACAAATGTGCACTTGGATAAAAGTTTGTTTCGAATACAGAAATCTTCATAGATGTCATTTAAACTTTGCTGTAAATAATAAAGATTTACAAAGAAGAGCAGCAAAAGATTTCGGTGTATCGTTTTTAGATATGGATGATGAAATGTTTAGTGTTTATAAAACTTACAATATAGGTAGATTTGAACAACCAGAAGATTCAGGAAACACGATAAAAATTTTAGATGAAAATCAAAAAGAAACACAAATACCCAATCCTTATCCTGAATCATCACCTGCAGGTAAGAGATTTGTTGAGACTAATATGTTTTACTCAATGAAAAATCCTAGAGACCCATTTCAGTTAGGTGATGAAGATGTAGCTAAAGATATTCTAGGATTATCAGATTTGGAGATGTTTAGATGAGTAGTTTATTCGGAGTTTATGGAGGACCAAGTTCTCACGATGCGGGAGCTGTTTTAGTTAAAGACGGAAAAATATTATCAGCTATTCAAGAAGAAAGACCGAAACGAATTAAAGTTTGTGATGATTTAGATGCTATTGCTGACTTTTCTATTCAGAGAATTGAAAACGAATTTAAAATGAAACTTAATCAAGCTGACTACGTTTGTACAGCCACTCCGTTAAGTGCTGTCTCTTCATTTTGGAATGAAACACATAACGTACCAAAGGAAAAAATTTATATTGTAAATCATCACGATGCACATTGTTATGGAGCATATTATACATCAGGTTTTAATGAACCAACATTAGTTATTTCGTATGATGGAGGAGGACTTGGACATTTATACGGACACGAAAACACTTATGGTAAATTGTATCTAGCTGAAGATAACACAATGAAACATCTCAATACAATGGCATTTAGTAAGAGTTCGACTATTCCTTGTGCTTATGCTTATACAACACGTTGGTTAGGTTGGAGAATCCATAAAGATGAGGGAAAAGTAACAGGTCTAGCAGGTCATGGTGTATATGATGAAACAATTTATAAAAGTTTTGAATTTTTATGTCAGTACGATAAACACACGATGACATTTACACCTCCAGGACTTTCAACTTCAGACTTAGGAATACATTTAGTTTTTGAGTATTTAGAAGATATGAAAGTTATTCCTACACGTTACACAAGAGATGATGAACAGAAAGCAGCTAACTTAGCTTATAATATGCAATTGTTTTTAGAAAACAGAATGAAAGAATATTTAAATCATTTACACGAAGTCTATCCTGAATACACAAGAGTGGTAGTTGCAGGAGGAGTATTTTCAAATGTAAAACTAAATCAAAAACTTAACGAACTAGATTGGGTAGAAGAAATGTATGTGTATCCGGCAATGACAGATGCAGGACTAGCTTTAGGAGCTACTCTCAAAAAAGCTGTAGAACTAGGAGAGTGGAAGACACAAAGATTTAATGACGTGTTTTTAGGTACAAAATATACACAACAAGAAATAGATTCAATTATAGGATGGTCTGATGAATAATAATATACAACGTATGGATGAGGGATTCTTTAGAAGTGTAGGTCCTAGAATAGAATTAACATTTAACTTAGGACCTAAATTAAAGATTTTTGGTGAAAAAACAACAACAAAAAAATATAAAAATCAAGATGTTAGAAAAAACTATTTAGTTTTATTCAATCACATAACTAAATCACAACAAAGACATTGGTTGACTTCAGGAGTTGTTCCAGCTCAAGAAGTGGGTTTTGATTATTATCAGAATGCTTTCGCTACTTTTTATGTCGATTGGTTTATAGAAGTAAAAGAATTTAATCCAGATTATGGATTTCATAGTATTTTTAGTCAACGGATAAATTTGATAGGAAAAAATGTAATAGTCAAACTCAATACAAATGATGATGAGGAAGCAGATATATGGGCTCAAGTAGCTGTCGATTTTCAAAAGAAACACGATTGTAATTTGATAATCCAATCAAAGTCTGATTATGTAATCAGAAAATATCAAGATGGTACAATACCCTATGTAATCACTGCTCAGTGGAATGAAAGACTACAAAATATATATGCTACTTATGATATAGGTCGTTATCAGTTTGAAGAGTTTGGTTCTAATCTGTCGGGTAATGCTATACATTATGATATAATGGATGAAGCTAATTTACCTAATCAAATAGGTAACAGGTATCCTACAACAAATTTATTTGCTTCTTTTAAGAATCCTCGTAATTATAATAATCAAACGAGTGAAGAGATTGCAAAAGACATATTAGGTCTTTCAGATTGGAGTATAATATGAACTTAGACGTGATAACAATTAATAATTTCTACACTAACCCTGATGAAGTTAGACGAGACGCTCTTGCTTTACCTTTTACAAAAGAAGGAAACTATCCGGGTAGTAGAACTGAACCTTATTTAAACGATTCTATTAAAAATGTAATACAAGATATAATTTATCCTTATGGGGGTAAAATAAGTAATTTTTCTGAGGACGTCAACGGGGCATTTCAAATAACATATGCTTGGGAGAAATCCTGGATACACGCAGATACCAATAACACGTGGGCTGGCTTATGTTATTTGACCCCTGACGCTCCTCCATCATCAGGAACTGGTTTCTATAAACACAGAGAAACTGGAATATCGAATACTAGACAAGATGAAGAGATGTCAAAAGAAATAGAGGCCCATGGTCAAGAATATTTTAGATGGGAATTAGTTCAAAAAGTCTCAAATGAATATAATAAATTAGTTTTATACGACGGACAATTATTTCATAAGAGTTTAGATTATTTCGGTCATAATTTAGAAAATGGTCGATTAACACAAGTATTTTTCTTTGATACAGAATGAAGATAGTATTAACAGGCTGGAACGGTTTTATCGGTCGAAATATAATGAAAACATTGATTGATGTTCACGATATAGATGAACTTATTTTGATAGAGAGTGATTTTACATCAAAACCCTCTTGGGAGAGAAATTTAGAAGTTGGTATCGATAGTTGTGATTCAATAATTCATTTAGGAGCTAACGTTGATACCACTGATAATAATGTAGACTCAATGTTAAAATCAAATTATTTGATGAGTAAAAAAATATTTGATTTAGCTAAAAAATACGATAAACAAGTAATTTATAGTTCATCTGCTGCTAATTACGGAACAGATGGAACACCTTCAAATATATACGGTTGGTCTAAATTGTTAGCTGAACAATATGGATTAGCTTTAGGAATAGATTTTGTAGCTCTCAGATACTTTAATGTATATGGTCCTGGTGAAGAAAGAAAAGGAAAAATGGCTTCAGTAGCTTATCAAGCATGGAAATTAGGTTCATTTAGAATATTTCCTAAAAAAGCTACACGAGATTTCGTTTACGTAAAAGATATTGTATCCGCGACAATTTATCCACTATTTAATAATGTCGAACCTGGTGTTTATGATGTAGGTTGTGGTGAATCGAGATTGTTCGAAGATGTTTTAGATTTAATGGAAATACCTTATGAATATACATCAGATTATGAAATACCTAGTTGGTATCAGTTTTATACAAAGTCAGATAAATCAAAATGGATACCTGGTTGGGAACCTGAATATAATTTAGAATCAGGAATAAAAGATTACAAGGAATATTTAAAATGAAAATCTTGGTTATAGGTGATAGTTGTAAAGACAAATATATATACGGATTATGTGAAAGAATGTGTCCTGAAGCACCAGTACCAGTATTTCAACCCATAAAAGAGAAGACTAATATGGGAATGGCAGGAAACGTAGCTGCTAACGTTATATCTTTAGGATATGAGTGTGATATTATCACAAACGATAATACTATCGAAAAGGTAAGGTATGTTGACTCAAGAACACACCAAATGATAATAAGAGTGGATAATAATGATTTCGTCAAAGACAAGTATAAACACGATGAAAGTAAACTTTTAGGTTATGATGGTATCATTATTTCAGATTATGACAAAGGTTTTTTGAGTTCAAATGATATAAAACAAATTCTAAAAACAGAAACACCTACTTTTCTTCAATCTAATAAATTACTAGGTGAATGGTGTGTGAACGCTGACATTATCAAGTTAAACGAGTATGAATATCAAAAAACAAAACACTTACTCGAAAGTCTTTATTATTCAAACTATCCTGGTATTGATAATAAGTTAATCGTTACATTGGGTGATAAAGGTTGTACTTTTAGAAATAAAGAATATCCTGTTACAACAAAAGTAGAAGTCAGAGATGTTTCAGGAGCAGGAGATACTTTTTTAGCTGCTTTTACGTTGTCATATTTATCAAATAATAATCCCGACACGTCAATCAAGTTTGCTCAAGAGTGTTCAGCTGAAGTAATTCAAAAACACGGAGTTGAGGTCGTTACAACGAAATGAAAGCAGCTGTAATATATAATTTTAATGAACCCTTAGTAGTTGAAAAACTTAACTTAAAACACAAATGTCAAGTAGGACAAGTGTTAGTAGAGGTTCGTAGTAGTGGTATATGTGGAGCTCAACTAGGTCATATTTCAGGTGTTAAAATAAAAAAAGAGTTTTTACCTTGTTTACTTGGACACGAAGGAGGAGCTAAAGTACTTGAAGTTGGTGAAGGAGTAACAACGGTAAGTCCAGGCGATAGAGTAGTGATGCACTGGAGAAAAGGAGATGGGATAGAATCAGAGTTTCCGAAGTATGTTTCAGAGAGTAGTGGTAAAATTGTAGGAGGAGGATTAGTTACAACATTCAATGAGATGGCTATAGTCTCAGAGAACAGAGTAACAAAAATAGATGATGATATTCCATATGATGTTGCTGCTTTGATGGGTTGTAGTGTTACGACAGGTTTAGGTATTATTAATAATGAAGCTAAATTAAAAATAGGTCAATCAATAGCTATATTTGGGTCAGGAGGAGTAGGATTAAATGTTGTTCAAGGAGCCTCACTCGTATCAGGAAATCCTATTATAGCCATAGATGTTCACGACAATAAACTTGAGTTAGCCAAAGAGTTCGGAGCTACTCATACAATAAACACAAGTAAAGAAGATG